TAACATATACTTATAAAACATTAGATAATGATTTTAAACATTTTGGAACAAGAATGAGAATTATTGGAAAATCAAAATATGGAGATAAAATTTTAACTCCACAAAATTCAGGAGACTATTATACCGTTGCTCCACAATCAGCAGAGCAAAGCCCTACAATTGAAGGTGGTTCTGGAGGAATTGCAGTTATGATTAACCAATCAACAAATTGTGGATACTTTTTTGAAATAGTATCTTTAACTGGAAATAATTTAGAACAATATACAACTGCTGATGCTACTACTGGAGAACTTAAGTCAGTAATTCATAATGTTTTGTTTTATCAAGTAAGACCAGGAACTGTTGATGGTCAAACTGTTGCAGTTCCTTATAAACTTTGGGGAGGACTTGCACAAATATTAGTTGATGAAGGAAAGTTTGTTGGAAATGATAGGTTAGTAAATCAAGAAAATCCAACCGTATATGATTTGGGTGTTGAGTATGAAGATATTGGTGGTATAAGAAGATTTTATCTATACATAAATAACTCACTTATACAAACTGTAGACGATACAGATCCACTTCCTATTTACAATAATATTGCACTATTTACAAGAGGATCTTCAAAATGTATGTTTGATAATGTTTATGCCTTGAAGAATCTTCAAAGTAAAGAATCAGCAGTTCCTGTTATTGAAAATGTAAATCAAACATTTACAGATAAAAATATTACATCATCAGATGCACTTAGAACCTATGCTGTTTCAGGTCTTATTCAATCATCATACTTAAAAGGAATTAGTGCTACAAAAGGTCCTCAGCATGCTATATACTTTGAAGAGTTTGGAACAATATTTAGAGAGTGTGCCTATTTTAATATAAAATATGATAAAGCATATCCAGCATTTTTAGCATTTATAGCACCAACATTTAATAGCGAAAGAACTTACAGTGTTTCTGGATTTAAGGCTGGATCATATGGGGCAGAGTTTTTAATATTCAACAACACAGATAAGGCAATAGTTTTAGATGAAACTTCGGGTAGTTATTTAAGAATTATAGGAGTAACCTTTACACAAAATACTACTAATGTATTAACAGTAGATGACTACTTTAAAGATATATCAAATTTTTCAGATCCAGTTATTGTTGACAACAGAATTAAATCTCCACAAATAGGAAAGAAAACATATCAAGATGTCAAATTAAGTAGATCAAAATATGGGGATAGATCATTTTCACTAGAATCAGCATATATTCAAAATGACGATCTTGCAAGGAATATGATGGAGTGGATTGTTAAAAAAACTATTAGACCTAGAAAAAATGTATATCTAGGAACTTTTGGAACACAGCATATACAATTAGGTGATATTATAAAGATTAACTATACCCTACCAGAAGATGATTTATTTATAGATCCAGATACTAAGTTTGTTGTATCTGAAATTTTTTATTCAAGAGCATCTGGCGGAGCAAACAATAGACTAAGGTTGGTAGAAGTATAATGGCAAAAAAAGATAAAGAAAAATCAACGGCTAAAAGCGCAATTTCTGCTGCACCACTTACAGAAAAACAAAGAGAAAGTCTTCAAAAAGATTTAAAAAAATATGCTAAAAGTGGCAATAATGTTACAAAAAAAGAACTTGCTAAAATTCAAAACAAAATAAAAAACTATCTTCCAAAAGAACCACCACCAACAGATCAAGGTGGAAATTTTATTTTTAATGCAGAATCAGTTGGAGAGTCAGTACCAAGTATTGTGATGATTCCAGAAAGAGATGTAGTGAACCTTGCAACCGAAGACATAGATGCAACAACAATAACTAATCTTTTATTTGAAAATATCGGGGCAAATGAATTAGTAAAATTTGTTAGAAATGATACTATAGAAGGACTTAATCCATATTATAATATAATATCTAATCTATCAGATATAAGAAGAAGATTTAATCCATCTGATTTAATATCAGAGCAAATAACAGATATAGATTCAGAAGGGTATTCTATAAATATAGATAATAAAATACCAGATCAAGAATATTTAGATGCCCAAGGAATAACTGATTACGTATACATAGATGAGGCAACAGGAGATTTAGTTATACATGTTGTTAATATGAAAGACTCTGAGACAGTAGAAGTTCAAATTGATACAAATGGTACAATATATGAGGTGAACAATTAATGGCTATTACAACTGATGGAAAACAAATTATTGCCAAATACTTACTTGGCCAAGCACCATCATTTGCATCACATATTGCTGCTGGTGTTGGAGCAAGACCTGTTAATACTGGAGAAGAACCAACAATATCAGCATCTGTACAATCATTAGATTTTGAAGCATTTAGAGTTCCTATTGCAGCAAAAGGATTTATCAAAGAAGACGGCATTGAAAAAATAGTTTTTAAAGCAGAAATGCCAACATCTCAAAGATATCTAATTTCTGAGGTTGGGTTGTATCCATCTGCAAATAATGCTGTTGCTGGAAAATACGATAGTAAATTGTTAGTAACATTTACTCCAACAGAACAATGGTCTTATGTTTCATCTGGAGCAGGATCTGCTATTAATATACAACAAGATGCAATTGATGATTCAGTATCTGACATAATAACACCAATTAAAGCACAATTTATAAACTCAGATGCATCAGTTTTTAACAATACAAATAGGACCTTAAGATTAGAGCCACCAAGATTATTAAGCAAGGCATTGATGATAAGTGGCAGTAGTTGTTTTATACCATCAAATTTTGAGATTGCGGCAAGTGCATCATATATTGAAAACTCAACGTTGAACTTTGATTTAAGTCAGAATAACTCAGAAGATAAGATTAAAATTGCACTAAGTTTATTAAGTAAAACTGCACTTAATGGCACAGCACCTACTACGGTCAGAATATCATTGCAATTTATAAATAACATTTCAAATACATTAGATACTCCAGCAAAAGCGGTTCTTAATATAGAGTTAAATAGTTCTGATTTTGAAGTAGGAGGAAATCAAAATAGATACATAATTATTGAAAAAACACTTTCAGATTTTATTAAAGACTCTTCATTTACATTTGCTAACGTTAACTATCTTAAAATATTTACATCAGTGCTAGTTAGCGGCAGTTTAACTAATGACTATTGTGTAGTATATGATGGTATAAGATTAGATAATGTCTCATCTCCAAACCCTCTATACTCCCTAGTTGGATATAGCATAATTGAAAATACAGATAGACAACCAATTTTAAAACAAGAAAATACAAATAATTATATTGAATACAGGTTTGGTATTGGAGTATCATAATGGCAAAAATTACTATACCTCTTGGTACTTTGCCACCTCCAAATCATGATGGAACTCATCTTCTTAGATTTAGAATTGGATCAGTTGACAATAACTCTAAATCAAGATACTCAAAATTATTTAAAGTACTAAGCATTGGACAAATTAGTCCATCTACAGTTTCTCCTAGATTTACAGCACTAACCGCAAGTGGACCATTTACCGTAGAGTGGGATAGTAATATAAATATACCAGCATTACCATCAACTGCTAACCTATCAAGTGAATTATATAATCAGTCTTATGATATTTTTATTGACAGAAATGGGACAGGTATAGAATATTATTCAAGAGTAAACACTAATAGCGTATTAATAACTGAAGGAAATACAACAACATTGCGTGTTGTAGGTCAGTTGCCAGTTCATCCAGTTCCAACAGAATTAATAAATAATTTTACAATATTTGATACTGGAGTAATGACGCTATGACAGGTTCATATCCAAAGGTATATATTCCAGGTAGAGGTTGGAATAATTTAATTGATACCAATTTAACATTGTCATCTCTTGGTGGTATAGAAGTAGTATCTCCTCAAAATGATGATATTTTAAGATATGTAAGTGCATCTTCAGAATTTAGAAATACAAGTATAGGAAATTACCTTGCTGGCAAAACTATTGGAGTTGGAACATTAAATGCTAGCAGTGCTTCTGTAGTTAATAATCTAGTGGTTGGAAGTACGTTAACCGTTGGTGGTGTTTTAGTCACTGGTGGTGGTGGGTCTGGAAGTGTATCTACGGAACAAATTCAAGATGCTGCAGCACCTTTATTAGATCATGCACTACATACAAACATAACAGCAACTTATGATGATGCTAACAATAGAGTGTTACTTTCAACAACTGCAAATCCAACAACCGAAGATATACAAGATGCTGCTGCACCTTTATTGGCTCACGCTTTTCATACAAATGTAACAGCAACTTATGATGATGCTAGCAATAGAGTGCTATTAACATCAACAGCATCTGCTGCAATTTCAACAGAGCAAATTCAAGATGCTGCCGCACCTTTATTAAATCATGCTTTTCATACAAATTTAACTGCTACATATGACGATGCAAATGATAGAGTACTTTTAACAGCAACAGCAAGCCCGCAAAATAATCTTTATGATGTAGTCAGAGATTATGGGGTAGTTGCTGGTGAAGCAAACTCTGCAACTAAAATACAAAATGCATTAAATGCAGCAAGTGCTTCTGGTGGAGGAACTGTTTATATCCCGCCAGGAACATATAATATAGGCTCTACATTGCAAATATTTTCTGGAACAACTTTATTATTAACACCAAAAACTGTAATGTTTAGAACATTTTCATCATCACCAATGATTGCTAATGGTGCTTACGGTGCAAGTTATTCTGCTTATGCTGGACAAAGCAATATTAGAATTATTGGTGGAATTTGGGAATCAAGAGCACAGGCCTATCCAACAACACCAGCAATGGGTATGAGCATAGGTCACGGTACTGATATTATAATTCAAGATTTAACTATAAGCAATATTGGTGGATATCATGCTATTGAGATAAATTCATCTAAAAATGTAAGAATTAAAAATTGTAGATTTACTGGCTATATAGATACTGGAAGTCGTGGATATTCAGAAGCAATTCAAATAGATTTAGCAAAAGGTTCTGCATATTTTGGTTGGTTTGGTGCATATGATGATACACCATGTGAAGATGTTGTTATCGATAGTTGTTATTTTGGAGCATCTGGAACAGTTGGAACAACTTCATGGCCTAGTGGTATTGGAACTCATTCTTATACTGCAGGGTATTATCATACAAATGTAAAAATGATAAATAACTACTTTGATGGAATGACAGAATTTGCAATTAGAACATACGTTATGTATAAAAATTTAATAATTGCTAATAACACTATTAGTGGATCATATGGTGGTATTGCAATTGGACTAGATGGTGGGGCAGATCATACTACAACAACTCAGACAGCACCACAGCAAAGTCAAAACATAACTATATCTAATAATATAATAAATAATGCTGGCAAAAATGGTGCTTGGGGTATTGCCTTATGGAATGTTGATGGTGCAATTGTAACAAATAATCATGTGCAAAACATAACTAGAAGTGGTACTAACATTGCAGATGGTATCTCTTTTACAACGGTAACAGATGGATTAATTTCTAATAATAGAATTGAAGATATAGATAATGACGGTATAGATGTAAGAACTACTTCATCTGGAATTATGATATCTAATAATATTATTAAAGATGTATCTCAATTAACAAACAATACCTATCGATATATTTATATAAGTGACTCTGTTTCAAATACTTCAATAATTGCAAATAGAGGATTTAAAGAGGGTGCTAACGTGGCAATTGAAGGGCTAAGAATAACAAGTACATGCACAGTAGGAATGAGAGCATTTGGAAACCATATCGGATCTGCTGCTACTACGGCATATGTAGATAGCACTGGTGTAGCAGTTACGACTACAACTAACGCCTAACATGATATACTTGAAGGTATTATGGCAGCAATAAACTTACCAGAACGTGGTCAACCACTAGATACAGAGTATCTATATGCTATTGTAAATCAAATTAACTCTATTGAAAATAGACTTGCGGTAAGACAGACATCTGTATCAAAGGTTAATGCAAATACAGACACTACAAGCAATATGAAGTTTTTTGCAATAACACAGCCATTAACTACAACTCAAGCAACTGCTAACGTTGTTGAAACCATAACAATACCTTATGGAATTAATTTTAAATTTCCACCAGTTGTAACTGCTACAGTTGTTAATAATTCAGGATCAAAATATGGTGATGATGTTATATGCACACTAAGAAATATAACAACTTCTGGGGCTACAGCCGTAGTTAGATTTAACGTTGCTGGTGCAGTTAACCTATCAGTCAATATGATAGCAATAGGCATTCCTCAATAGAAAGCATCATATGGCCAGTATTGTTAATAATAGAACTTTAGAATGTAATAAATGCTCAGGAAGAATGCTTGTAGATAGAGTATTTTTATCAGAACAGTATTTAGAGATATACTGTTTAGTTTGTGGGAAAAGAGAAATTTTTAATAAACCAGAAAGTAGTGGAGATATTCCAAAATGGATAATGAGAGCAGAGAAGTCAAGGCTAAGAGTGACTGGAAACAGTCTATAAAACCTAGTTCAAAAATATTTTTTTTAAATAGCGATATTGTTAGGCTAGAGCATCACAATCGTGCAAATAATGTTTGCATACTATATAATTTTATAAAAGACAAAGAACAAACCATGCTATATTCTGATTTTAAAAAACATAGAAAAAGAGCATACCTAGTTACAAATACTCTAAAAATATTTAAAAGATCTAGAATTCAGTATGAAAGATGGATTAAAAAAGAATTAATACCACCACCAACAGGACTTACGCCTGGTGGAAAAAGGGTATTTGGAAAATTAGCCTACTATTCAGAAGATGACCTCTTTACAATTAGATCAATTCTTGCTACAATACATACAGGCAGACCTAGAAAAGACGGAAGGATAAATGCTAGAAAAGATGTTCCTACTGAAAAAGAGTTGCGTTCTTTGATAGGAGATGCTATTATGTTATATACAAGAACTAAAAGCGGGGAATACGTCCCTGTTTGGACAGAAGAAACGTGGTAATAATGTCTGACAAAACTACAGTATCAGTAACACTAGGCTATACATTAAATCTAGGTAATTTTCAAAGTTTAAGACTTGATCTAGGATGCACAGATTTCGTTCGTGAGGGCGAAGACAAAGATGCAGCACTGGAAAGAATTTATGAATTCATTGAAACAAAAGTCGTAACAAAAATTGAGGAAGCCAAGAAAGAACTAGAGTAGTGGCACAAAAGCAATTACGCCATGCACTTATTACTAGATATAAAAAACTGGCAACCGATAAGGGTATAGACTCTAACATAAATATACATGTTGAGCAGTGGGCTGCTGATTCATTAATAGAATCATACACACTTGACACATGCTATGAACTATTAGATTATTATTTTAGAATATCAGAAACACCAAGTTGGAAATGGTTTGTAAATAATGCAGATAAGTTATATAAAAATTTGCATAGCAAAAGAGAAGATGATAGAATTAGATCTATACTAAAAGAACAAGCAAAAGAATGGTTAAATAAATAATGTCGGCAGAATTAGAAAGTAAAGTATTATCAGCCGTACTAAAAGATAAACAGATCCATATATTATTGCAATCAAACCCAGACTCTTTATTTAAAACACATAAAGATATTTGGGATTTTATAAGAAATTATCAAGAACAAAATAGCAATGTCCCACCAATAAATTTGGTAATAGAAAAGTTTAGAGACTTTAGTCCAGTAGGTGAGATTGGTGGAACTAAACATCACCTTGAAGAATTAAGAACTGCAAACTTACAAACTAGTCTAAGTAATGTTTTAATGGATACAGCAAATAAATTAAAACTTAATCAACCAGTTGAAGCCTTGAATAGTATTATTTCAAAAACAGCAGATTTAAAAAGAATTACAGCAGAGATTAGAGATATTGATGCTGTTGATATAGAAGATGCTGTTGCATATTATGAACACGTTAAGGAGATGCATGATAAAGGTATTCACGGTATTAAAACAGGCCTTGCAGGCTTTGATAACTATCTTCCAGCGGGTATTACTCCTGGTCAGTTTGGCATTCTTCTTGCTTATCCTGCTATTGGTAAGTCTTGGTTGGCACTTTTTATGGCTGTACAGGCATGGAAGAATGGCAGAAAGCCGTTATTCATCTCATTAGAAATGACAGAGTCAGAAGTTCGTAATCGTGCATATACAATTATGGGTCAAGGAATGTGGTCTCATAGAAAATTAAGTTCTGGAATTATAGATACAGAATCTTTTAAAGTATGGGGAGAGCAACATTTACAAAGAATGCCATCATTTCATATAGTTTCTAATGATGGACTTGGAGAAGTATCTCCATCAATTTTGCGGGGTAAAATAGATCAATACTCTCCAGATATAGTATTTGTTGATTATATTCAATTAATGCAATCAAACAACTATACAGATAATGAAGTAGTAAAAATTAAAAATATTTCTAGAGAATTAAAGATTTTAGCAATATCAGCAAATGTTCCAATAGTTGCAATTGCATCAGCAACTCCAGATGATGCTACTGATATGTATACCGTGCCTTCATTAGGTCAGGTAGCATGGTCTAGACAGTTAGCATATGATGCTGACTGGGTATTAGCACTAGGACGTGCAGCAGGAAGTAGTATCTTAGAATGCGTATTTAGAAAGAACAGACACGGTTTTTGTGGTGATTTTATGATAGATATTGATTTTGATAGCGGTAGATTTATGTATAAAGATAATGAGGCTAGTTCTTAAATAACGTTGATATAATTAAACTATGTCATACAGTCATAAAAGAATTAGAAGATTTTTCCTACAAGGAGAAATATTTGACGACTCTCATATCCTAAGACTTAAAGATCAATACACATTTATGCTTATTAATGGAATGAGAAATAAAGGCTATGTTCCAAGATATGATATTGACACAGACTTTACTGTAAGTTATAATGGAAAGACATTTGAATTTGAATTATCTGTATACGGAGTTTATGTTGGAAGGGATCAGGCAAAGTGCATACTAGGAATAGACAAGAACAATCCAATAGTATCCAATATTATTCAGAAAATCAAATAAGAAGAAGCCTCTTAGCATCTGGTATTGGAATTGTTTCAGAAGTAGATGTAGACTTTATTATCTATTGTCCTTTTCACAGCAATTCAAGAACACCTGCGGCAGAAGTTCATAAGACTAATGGAATGTTTTATTGCTTTGCCTGTCAGGAAACAAAAGAGTTTACAGAAGTAATTATGCAAGCAAGTGGAAGATCATATTTTGAAGCAGCAAGACTTATAGATTCTAAATCTGATGATAAAAATTTAGTAGAAATATTACAACAAACTTTAGATAAAAAAGTAGAGTTTGTAGAATATGATTTAACAGTTATTGATAAACTAAATAGTGGTGCTCTTAATTCTTCTAGGGCTGCTAACTATTATAAATCTAGAAATATAACTAAAGATAGTGTTATAACTTATAAACTTGGTTATTCAGAAAAACAAGATATGGTTACTATTCCAGTTTATTCTCCAAACGGAATATGTTTAGGTTTTGTTGGAAGATCAGTAGAGGGTAAAGTATTTAAGAATACACCTGGACTTCCTAAAAGTAAAACTTTATTTAATTTACATAGGGCAAAAAGATATGATAAAGTTTTTGTTGTAGAGTCATCATTTGATGCAATTAGACTAGAGCAAATTGGTGTTCATGCTGTTGCAACATTAGGGGCTACTATATCAAAAGAACAAAGAAAACTTTTAAAGCAATATTTTAATCAAGTAATTGTTTTAGGAGACAATGATGAGGCTGGACAAAATATGTCAAAAAAAATGATTGCATATTTTGGAACAGGATGTATAGCACCACCACTTCCAGATGACATAAAAGATGTGTCCGATTTGTCAAATGAAGAGTTAAAAAAGTTTATTGATAGATTTGACGACATACTATCCTCTATGCTACAATAGATTATCGCTCATATACAGGGCAATTACTAAGGAGAAATAATGGCAATTATTAAAGGACTAAAAAACATTGAAGCAATTATTGATAAACCAAAATCAAATGTTTCAGGTGAAAAAGTAACGTGGTTAAAATTAGATGATGGGCAAAGTGCTCAAATTAGATTTATCAGTGAATTAGATGCAGACTCACCAACTTATGATGAAAAACGTGGTCTTGCAATTGTGATAAGTGAACACTCAAATCCAGATGATTATAAACGCAAGTCTGCTTGCACAACAGATACACAAGGTCGTTGTTTTGGTTGCGAGATGTTTAGAAAAGATCCAAAAAGTGGATGGAGAGCACGTCTTCGTTTTTATTGCAATGTGTTGGTTGATAATGCAATTGACGCACCACATGTTGCAGTTTGGAGTATGGGTGTAAGCAAGGCTGCTACATTTAATACAATTAGAGAATTTGCTTCAGACTCACCAAGTATTTCAAATATGACTTGGAAGTTAAAACGCAATGGAAAAGGAACAGAAACAAACTATGTACTGCTTCCACAAAAACAAGACTCAGAACCATTTAATTGGGGTAATTACGAATATCCTAATTTAGAAAAGGTTGTTAGAGAAGTTCCATATGCAGAGCAAGAAAATTTTTATATTGGATTCAGCAATCAAGCAACATCAACATCTGTTGATTGGTAAAACAACTGGGGGAGTGAAATATCTCCCCCACTATATTAAGGAATAATTTGAATTACGCACCATTACACGTTCATACTCACTACTCACTTATGGACGGAGTTGCTACACCAGAAGAATACTGTAAACGTGCAAAAAGTTTAGGAATGCCTGCAATTGCAATCACAGATCATGGTGCATTGTCTGGACATCGTCCAATGTATCGTGCAGCAAAAGCAGAGGGTATAAAACCAATACTTGGAATAGAAGGATATATTACTGCTGATAGATTTGATAAAAGAGATAAGTTAGAAAGGGAAGGAGATCCACTAGATTTAGTTTATAACCATATAGTTATTCTTGCTAAAAATCAACAAGGTTTAGAAAATTTAAATAGACTAAATGAACTAGCATGGACAGAGGGGTTTTATAAAAAACCTAGAATAGATTTTGAAATATTAGAAAAATATAAAGATGGACTAGTTGTATCTACTGCCTGTCCTAGTGGTCTTATTAATAAGGCTCTTGAATTTAATGAATATGCTGTTGCCAAAAAGCACTTGACTTGGTTTAAGAATACCTTCGGTGATGATTTTTATGTGGAAATAATGCCACATAATAGTCGTGAGATGAATCATGAACTTTTGGCTCTTGCAGACAGTATGGACATTAAGACAATTGTAACACCTGATTGTCATCATTCTAATACAGACCAAAAGGTAATACAAGAAATTATGCTTCTTTTAAATACACACGCTAAGTTAGATAAAGATGTTAAGTTTGAAAAATCTCAAAAAATTGCAGATCCTATGAAGAGATTAGATTATTTATATGGTGAAGATCGTTCTATGTCATTTAGAACATTTGATATACATTTGTTATCATACGAAGAGATGAAGCAATGTATGAATATGCAGGGTATAACTAGAGAAGATATCTATATTAATACATTAGAGATAGTAGATAAAATAGAAGAATATGATATTAAGTCTGGACTAGATTTGCTACCCACTAAAATGGATGATCCTCACATGGGTCTTGTTGACCTAGTTCTAAAGGGTATGACAGAAAAAGGTTTATATGATATTCCAGAATATAAAGAAAGAATGCAAGAAGAACTAGATATTATTAAAGATAAGAATTTTTCTCCATACTTTTTAATTGTTTCAAATATGTTAAATTGGGCTAAGTCTCAAGGAATCTTGGTTGGACCAGGTCGCGGTTCAGCAGCAGGATCGTTGGTGTGTTACGTTCTTGGAATTACAGACGTTGATCCTATTAAATATGGACTTTTGTTTTTTAGATTTGTTAATCCAGAAAGAAATGATTTTCCAGATATTGATTCCGATATTGCAGATTCAAGACGTGATGAACTAAAAACTTATTTAGAAACAGAATACGAAAATGTTGCTTCTATTGCTACATTTTTAGAATTTAGAGGCAAAGGTATTGTAAGAGATGTATCTAGAGCATTTAACATACCACTATCTGAAGTTAATAAGGTTTTAAAAACAGTTGATGACTGGGATGATTTTACTAATTCAAAGTCAGCACAATGGTTTAGGTTAAAGTATCCAGATGTAATTAAATATGGAGAACAACTTAGGGGACGTATTCGTGGTACTGGAATTCATGCTGCTGGTGTAGTTACTGCTAAGGAACCTATATTTAAATATGCACCAATGGAAACTAGAACTGCACCAGGAACAAAAGAAAGAATTCCTGTAGTTGCTGTTGATATGAATGAGGCGGCTGATATTGGATTAATTAAGTTAGATGTTTTGGGATTAAAAACTTTAACCGTTATTGATGATACTATTAATATTATTAAACAAAGACATAAGATAAATATTGTTTTGAAAGATATAGATCTAGATGATAAAAAAGTTTATGAAATGCTTTCAGATGGAAGAACAAAAGGAGTATTTCAGTGTGAAGCAACACCGTACACAAATTTACTTGTTAAAATGGGCGTAAGAAACTTAGATGAATTAGCAGCATCAAACGCATTGGTTAGACCAGGTGCAATGAATACAATTGGTAAAACATACATTGCTAGAAAACACGGAAAGGCATTAACAGAGTTTGTGCATCCAATCATGCAAGAATTTACAAAAGATACATATGGATGTATTTTATATCAAGAACAAGTAATGCAGGCTTGTGTACATCTTGGTGGTATGTCAATGGCTGAAGCAGATAAAGTTCGTAAAATTATTGGCAAGAAAAAAGATGCAAAAGAATTTGACGAGTTTAAAGATAGATTTGTTATTGGTGCATCAAAACATATTACCCCATTTAAAGCAGAGGGCTTATGGCATGATTTTGAGGCTCACGCTGGCTACTCATTCAATAAATCACACGCTGTTGCATACTCAATGCTTTCATATTGGACTGCTTGGTTAAAGTATTACTATCCAATAGAGTTTATGTATTCATTATTAAAAAATGAACAAGATAAAGATGCTAGAACTGAGTATTTAATTGAAACTAAGCGTATGGGAATTTCTTTAAAGTTGCCTCATATTAATGAATCAGATAGTGACTTTAAAATTGAGGGCAAGGGAATAAGAATAGGACTATCTGCTATCAAATGGATATCAGATGGTATATCATCTAAGATTATAAATAAAAGACCTTTTAAAACATATCAAGAGTTTTATGACTTTGTATTTAAAAAGGGTAGTGGCGTTAACTCTAGGGCATTATCAGCACTAGATGCAGTAGGTGCTTTAACTTTTCCAGATAACCCAAGAGAAGAATCTCAAATCAGAGAAAATTTATATGAATACCTTAATCTTCCAGAATTTAAAACTACAGTTCCACAACACTACTACGCATATATCAATGATGTAGAAGACTTTGAAGAAACTGGGGTGTTCATTCTTATGGGCGTAGTTAAGAATATTAAAAGAGGCAAAGGTTGGTCTAGAGTAGAATTGATGGATGCAACTGGACTTGTTGGAATATTTGATGATGAAGAAACTAAGATTGAACCTGGAAAAACTTATATATTAGCAGTAGCAAGCAATAGAATAATGGAAGCAGTTCCTGTAGAAGATGCTAAAAATTCTTTAGACAATCCACTAATTAAATTTTTAAATTATAAAACTCTTCCATATGGACAAGAAGAGCACTATGTGCTATCATTTAAACCAAGAGTTACAAAAACTGGAAAGAAAATGGCAAATATGATTGTTGCTGATGTTAATAGAGATATGAGATCTATTGTTATATTCCCAACAAAATTTTCAGAAGGCTTTATGAAATGTGAACCTGGAAAAGCAAAGAAGATGACATTTGAAGTAACTAAGGATGGTACAGAGATACTAAGAGAGGTAGTAAATGGTTAGTAAAGTACAAGGAATATCAACAGAGGAATTTCTTTCACAACTAGAACCAAGTCTAAGAAAAAGATTAAGCAATGCAACAGATGTTGAAATAGTAAAACAAAAAACACCAAGTCCTAGTTTAAATAATGCACTTAAAGGTGGATTTGGATACGGTAGGCAAATTCTTATTTGGGGAAATAAGTCAGCAGGTAAGTCTTCATTTTGTTTGCAAATGATAGGTGAAGCACAGAAAGATGGAAAACTTTGTGCATGGATTGATGCAGAACAATCATTTGATCCTGAGTGGGCTAAAAAACTTGGCGTAGATACAGACAAGTTAATCTATTCAGAAGCAAGAACAATTAACGATATGGTTGATGTTGCAACACAATTGATGAAAGCAAAAGTAGATATTTTAATTGTAGATTCAATATCAGCATTGTTACCTGCAATATATTTTGAAAAAGATTCAACTGAATTAAAGCAATTAGAAAATACAAAACAAATAGGTGCTGAAGCAAAAGATATGACAAATGCAGTTAAAATGTTAAACTATGCTAATAATCAAGAGAATAAGACACTGCTTGTGTTAATATCACAACAGAGAAATAATATTGGTGCAATGTATGCATCACATATGCCAACTGGTGGACAAGCGGTTAAATTCTTTTCAAGCACAGTAGTAAAACTATGGTCAAGCGAATCAGACAATCAGGCTATTAAAGGAAAGACTACTGTAGGAGATAAGATTATTGAATCAAAGGTTGGAAGAATTGTAAACTGGCATGTTGATTTTAATAAAACTGGTCCAGCATTTGTTAGTGGTTCATATGATTTTTATTTTGATGCTGACGAAGTTGGTATAGATAAAATTGCTGATCTTGTAGATACAGCAGAATTAGTTGGCATTATTGAAAAAGGTGGGGCATGGTACACAGTTTTTGAAGAAAGATTACAAGGCAGGGCAAAAGTAATAGAATACTTAAAACAAAATCCAGAAAAATTAAAAGAACTTGAATCAAAACTATAATAATAAATACACTTTATATAATGGTAAATTTGTTTGCCATACATGTAAGGCAATAGTAGAAAAGGCAAGAATGTATAAAGAAACTCAAGAGTTAACATGGCTTTGTTTGCAAAAACATTTATCTAAAGTTAACTTTAATATAAAGGGCTACTAATGAGTGAAAAAGGAGAACTTAAACGCATTGGTGCAAAACAACATATTAATTCTGGAAGAGGTCCAGTAAAAGCAGATGGATCACTAGATAAATTTGTTGTAGATGTTAAAGAGTATTCTAAATCATATTCTGTTAGCAGAGATTCTTGGGCTAAAATAGTATCAGATACAATGAGCGTAGATAGAAAAAAAGATCCAGTACTAATGGTAGTTCTTGGAGAAGGAAATAAAAAGGTGCGTCTTGCTATAATAGAGTGGGAAGTATTCGAACAGTTAAGAGAGAGCAATGGATAATACAGTAGACTTATTAAATAAAGTAACTCAGTTTAATGAGATATCAGAGTATATGCAAGATGAAGAGTTAACGAAAGCATTAGTTATGATTGCTAAGTTAATTGCTAATCCAGACATACCTCCAGCAAAAGCAACGATATCAATTACACAATTGCAAGCATACTCAGCAAAATTTGCAATGTTAGCATCATGGTATTCTCATGTTAAAAAAGATGAGAGAGCAAAGAAAAATATTTATTATACAGCAAGAGAAGCGGTAGACAAACTAGTGGATGCCCTTAAATATAACGTAAGGACATTTTAATGGCTAGAAGATTAATGTCTAAAATAGTTCCAGAAAAAGAAAAATTTAAAGAAGAAACTAAAATAGATACAAAAGAAATAATTAAAAAGATCCACGATGGATATGAAATTAAAAAAGGTATGACCTTTAAAAAAAGAGTTGGTTTTACTCCTTCTGGATTAACATATGGTGCTGGAAAGTGTGCAAGAATGTGGTATCTATGGTTTGAAGGAAATCAAGCAGAAAATACTAATGACTGGTATGCAGTTGCAAATATGGACTCTGGTACAGATAGGCATACAAGAATTCAAGATGCAATGGAAAATGCTGGAATTTTAATAAGTAAAGAGTATCAATTAAAAACTGAAAACCCTATTATATCTGGAAAAACAGATGCAATTATTAAACATAATGATATGGAAATACTTACTGAAATTAAAACAGTTAACAATGATGCTTATGAAAGAATATTAAAGCCTAGAAGTTATCATATAGAGCAGTTGCTTATTTATATGAAAATTATGAAAAAAGCATTTGCTTTTCTTATTTATGAAAATAAAAATACCCATGAGATAAAATTTTTTCCAGTCAATTTAAACGATAAATATAAAGAGTTTATGAAATATTTTTTTGATTGGATGATATCTGTACAAAAGGCTTTTGATGATAAACAACTTCCAGAGAACCCATTTAGAAATAAATATGAAAATAAGATATGCAAGGGTTGTGACTTTCTTAAGGTGTGTCAAACAAAACCTGTTGGTGATATTAAAATAGATCCTAGGAAAGATCTTGGATGACAAAAACATGTCAGTGGTGCGAGAAACAATTTACTACAATGAGTAAAAATCAAATTTATTGTTCTGCTGAATGTCGCACAAACTCAACAAAAGATAAAATTTCACAAAGATATCAAACAACTAAATTTAAAAACAGAATTGGCAAAGAACGAAGATGTGCTGGAGGGTGCGGAATATTGCTAAGCATTTATAATGATGATACATTTTGTAATAATTGTTTGGTAAATAATAAGAAAGTAGATAAATTTATTAAAGACATAAAGGATTATTTTGATTATGAAAAAAAATAAACTATTATTTATAGGTTATCCAAAATCTATTTTTGCAATAGATGCTTCAACTAATTCAATGGCTTTCTCTATATTTAAAGATGAAGTTTTAGTAAAGTATGGAAAAATAAATTTTTATGGCACTAATGTTTACGAAAAAGCAGGAGATGCTTGTAGAAAACTTGTTCCATTTTTAAAAGATTTTGATATTGATGCTGTTGTGATAGAGTCTGCAATATATACAAATTCTCAAAAAACTGCAATGAATTTATCATTAGTTCAAGGTGCAATTATAGGATCTGTTCAAGCCTTTGGAAATAGATCAGTTGTTTCTTGTTCACCTGTTGCTTGGCAAAACTGGATTGGTAATAAAAAATTAAACAAAGATGAAAAGCAAGTTATTAGAGATGCTAATCCTGGTCATTCATTTTCTTGGTATAAACAAAAAGAAAGAGAATTCAGAAAAACAAGAACTATAAATTTTGTAAATATGAATTTTAATATAAATATAGATGATGACGATGTTGCTGACTCAGTTGCTATTGGATGGTATGCAAGCAAAAACTGGAATAAACTTGCACAAGAGCCAAATAATGTTGACAAGAAGCAAGGTTAGGGGTACAATGAAATTATATACAAGTGAGGCATGGTTAAAGAAAAGATATGTTATGGATAAAAAAACTCCAGAACAAATTGCAAAAGAATGCGGAGCATCTATTGAAACTATATACGTATATCTTGCCAAATTTGGTCTTAGAAAATCAAAGAGGTAAAAATGGCAGAATATAAAATTCCAGATTTTGAAAAAGAACTTGAAGACAGAATGAAGTTTATCAAAGATATCTCCACTCAAGCACCTGCGGGTAGAAAGATATTGGAAGAATGTCTTGATATAGCAGAACTACTTATTAATAAGAATACTTCATATGGTAGTTCATATAGTCATCCTATTAATATATTTAGTAAATCCACCCCAAAAGAACAAATTTATATTCGTATTGATGATAAACTTAATAGAATATATAAGGGAAAAGAATATGCATCTGAGGATACTATTCTAGATCTTATTGGATATTTAGTACTATTAAGGACATTAGATGACAACTGATGATTTAGTAAAACATTTAGACCTTGTTAACAAGGTTGCTTCAGAATACCTAAAAGGTTTAGACGCATCTGAAATTTCTAATACCTTATCAATTCCAAGGCCAAGAGTTATGGCACTTCTTAATGACTGGCGAGTCATGGCTTCTAATAATCAAGCAATTCATGCAAGAGCAAAAGAAGCACTGGCTGGAGCAGATCAACACTTTTCATCTTTAATTAAAAAAGCATATGAAGTAATTGATGCTGCAGATCAAACTGCTAATTTAAATGCTAAAACAACATCTATCAAACTTATTGCAGATATAGAAACTAAAAGACTTGAAATGCTTCAAAAAGCAGGGCTATTAGATAATAAAGAAATAGCAGAACAAATTATTGAAATGGAAAGAAAACATGACATCTTAATAAAGATATTAAAAGACATAGCATCTAGCCATCCTGAAATTAGAGAAGAGATTATGAAACGTCTTTCTGAAATTCAAACAGAGGTAATTATAATTGACAACAATTGATTTTAGTGACTTCATTGAAGCATTAGATGAAAGTCCATTTTTAGAATATCCAGTAGATGTTAGAACATTTGTTACTGGAAAAGATTATTTAAATCAGCCAGAATTATCTGAGTATCAATATACTCTTGTAGAATGCATGAGTCAAGTTTACAAAGAAGAAGATGTAAAAAGATATTTAGGATCAGAAAATGGTAAAGAGCACTATAAAAAGTATACTAAGCAAGAAGTTATTCTTATGTGTGGAAAAGGTAGTGGAAAAGATCACACTTCAACTATAGGTTGTGCTTATATTGTTTATAAACTATTATGTTTAAAAGATGCATCAAGATATTTTGGAAAACCATCAAATGATGCTATAGATTTAATTAACGTTGCAGTAAATGCACAACAAGCAAAGAATGTATTTTTTAAAGGGTTTAAATCAAAGATTGAAGGATCTCCATGGTTTGCTGGTAAATATAAAGAACCAAAGATTGATAGTATAGAATTTAATAAATCAATAACAGTATATTCTGGACATTCTGAAAGAGAATCAGCAGAAGGTTTAAACTTAATATTAGCAGTACTTGATGAAATATCTGGTTTTGCAATGGAAGGTGCTGGTGGAAATGATCAAGGAAAGACTGCAGATAATTTATATAAAGCATTCCGTGGATCAGTTGATTCACGTTTTCCAGATTATGGCAAGGTAATACTTCTTTCATTTCCTAGATTTAAAGGAGACTTTATTTCTAAAAGATATGATGATGTTATTGCTGAAAAAGAGACTTTACTAAGAAAGCATGAGTTTGTTATTAATCCAATTTTAAGTGAAGATGATCCAAATAATAAGTTTGAAATAGAATGGGATGAAGATCATATAGAATCATATAAATACCCTGGAGTTTTTGCATTAAGAAGACCAACTTGGGAAATGAATCCTACTAGAAAAATAGAAGATTTTAAGTTAGCATTTTTTACAGATCCATCAGATGCACTTATGCGTTTTGCATGCATGCCAACTACATCTTCAGATGCCTTCTTTAAATCAAGAGATAAGATTGAAAAAGCATTATCAAACAGAAATCCATTAGATATGACAAGAAGATTTGATATTAATTTTAAACCAAATCCAGATACTGTTTATTATGTTCACGCCGACCTTGCACAAAAACATGACAAGTGTGCAGTAGCCATAAGCCATGTAGATAAGTGGGTTCATGTACAGTCATTTAATGATTATGAGCAGATAGTTCCGTTTGTAGTTGTTGACGCAATTGCATGGTGGGAGCCACATCGTGAAGGACCAGTTGATCTTAGTGAGGTTAAAAATTGGATTATTGATTTAAGAAGACAAGGATTCAATCTAGGATTAGTTACATTTGATAGATGGCAATCATTTGATATTCAACAAGAATTAAAACAGGTAGGAATAAAAACAGAAACACTATCAGTAGCAAAAAAACATTATGAAGACATGACTATGTTATTTTATGAAGAAAGATTAGTAGCCCCACATATTGATATATTATTAGAAGAATTATTAGAATTAAGAATTATTGGCAACCGTGTAGACCACCCTAGAAAAAAATCTAAAGACTTGGCAGATGCTATGTGTGGATCTGTTTACAATTCAATATCAAATACAGAAAGAGATAAAGTAAAAGAAATTAATATTCATACATGGTCTCAAGGTGGAGTAGATGCAGATAATATAGATGACTTTTTGCCAGATAAAGTAAGGGGAAGGTCTTTAGACTGGAATGGTGGAGGGTATCGTCTTGTCTGATGAATATTTAAGCGATAAAGATTTAAACATTCTTATAGAAAAACTTATTGAGTTAGGTGCTATAGAGGTTAGAGGGTATGACTCTATAACTGGACAATTTACATATAACATTACCCCAAAATGTCAAGAATTAGTTCCAGAATTATTTGAGGAACACTTTAAATTTATTAATGAAATAGCCTTTAAATTATGGCAAAAAGATCATATTGAGATTACCTTTGATATTGATGGAGTGCCTATGATAATGTCAAAGGGTATAGAATATACAAGGTCAATAATGAATACCCTTCCAGATGATGAAAGATTTTTTCTAGAAAACCTTATAGACAAGGTTGAAAAAGATCTTGAAGACTAGTGATATAATTTATATATGCCTTACGATATTATAAGAAATGGTCCTGGATGCAATGGCGGATATGCCGTTGTAGGACCTTCAGGTGCACATGGGTGCCATAAAACAAGAAGTTCTGCTATTCAACAACAGCGTGCTTTATATGCAGCAGAAGCAGATAGCAAAAAAGTTATTAAGGCAGAGCAATGGGAAGGCAAACCATTATATGATCAGTTATCAGATGCAGAGCAAATGCTTGCAGACTCACTTTTAAAATTAGCAACAGAAGCAGGACCATTAGATAAGGCAGAAGGAATTTGGGTTGGATATGAAAATGGTGAAAATAATGATAATGCAGAAATTGGTGTAAAATGTGGAAATTGTGCACTTCATAAATCATCTATTGCATGTTCAATATTAGAAATGCCAATTGAAGAAAATGGTGCCTGCAGGTTTGCAGTAATTCCAGATGGATATGTAACAGTTGGTAGCGATGTTCAAGATGATATGGATAATCAAGATTACGAACTTGATATGTCTAAAGCATCTATTGCAGATTTAGATTTAAGGCCAACAGAATCTATGGCAAATAATGCTCGTAGAGGTTTAGAATTAAGAAGAAAATTTGGGCGTGGAGGAACAGCAGTTGGAGTTGCTCGTGCTCGTGACTTAATGAATAGAACTAATTTAAGTCCAGATACTGTATTAAGAATGTATTCATTCTTTTCTCGTCATGAAGTAGATAAACAAGGTAAGGATTGGAATAATTCAGAAAGACCTTCTAATGGAAAAATTGCTTGGCTTCTTTGGGGTGGAGATTCTGGTTATGCATGGGCTAAATCAAAAAGAAATGCAATTATGAATATTAGATCACAAAAATCTGATGGCATTTGGATAGATTCTCCATTTACTTTGCAAAAGTATATTGACAAAACAGACTTTAACCTGTAAAATATAAATAACAGAAGGGGAAAGTGATGAATAATGAAGAATCTGCTGAGGTTTTACAATCTATGCTTCAGTATTATCGTACAAAGTGCTCCCAACTTGAGCATGAGTTTCTTGGCTACAAAATTCAAACAGACTCCAGAATTAAGCAACTTGAATCATCAATTCAAGAGTTTAAAAAAGAAAAATAAACGATCACAAATGGAACAGATATTTGATAAAAATAGTATAAGCGTTGCTATAGTAGAAAATAAAGCATATTGGGTTCATGAAAATATTTTTTATTGTGCAAATATAAATAATTTTGGAAAAATTGATACGGATAATGCAAAACCAATTGATGTATTTTCATTATCTAAAAAAGAAACAAAACAATTATTAACAATACTAGATTCACTATCAGAAAAATAATTAAGGTAAAATATGATTATAGTTGTTGAAGGAACTAAAAAGTTTTGTGATTATGAAATGTTTATGAGGGCAATGGGGGTTGCTTTGTCTGGAATAAATAATGATTCAAATATTCAAGTATGGTCTGCTGGACCTCATGTAATAAATAACTATACTGCTGCATTTTGTAATTCATCTGAAAACTTTTTAAGACAAAAGGGGTTTAAAGTTAAGTTCTCTAAAGTACATCCAACATGGATCTCTGATAATTTACATCATGTAAACTATTTTGCTTTTTTTAGTCTCCCACAAGAGCCAGTATCAAGATTAGTAAAACAGGCTCAACTAGTAGAAAGTTGTGAAGTTGGTATTTTTAGATATTAGCCTCAATACATGGTCTATGATTGTTTTCTTTTTTTATGCAGTATTTCTAATTTGTATGACACTCTCAGTTTTTGGGGGCAAGGGTAATAAATTATTATTTTTATCTATACTAATTAGTTTTATAATGTATAACACAGTATTAGTATTATATGGAATATCTACCTTACAAGTAGGATTTATATTGATAGTAGTATTTCAATTTTTTCTAACTCTTATGACATTTTTATATTTAAATGGTGATAGAGAAGAAATGATGACTCATATAGGGGATGAAGAAGATGAAGATTAGAACATTAGAACATGCAAATAATATAGTTGATAATAATCCTAATTTAAAATGGGATGGATGGTCAATAATTGCACAAGAAAATGGGGATGGTTACTCATCTATAAATGGTGTCTATACAGAAAATGGTTGGAAAATACAAAAAAGTTTTGACTGTATAAATGGTGTGTGGGATATTCCAGATAGGTATATTGCACATGTACAAGTTTGATGAAAATGCTTTATGTTTAAATATGGATACAAATTTATTTTTTGATAAGTATGAAGAAATTGATAGTGTTGCATCAAGTGTTGACTCATTATGTATAAGATGTCCAGCACAAAGACAATGTCTTGCTTATGCAGTAAGCAATCAAGAGTGGGGTGTATGGGGTGGAATATATTTTGAAAATGGAAAAATATCAAGAGAGTTTAATTCACATAAAACAAAAGAAGATTGGTTTGCAGTTTGGTCTGGTGCAATAATGGAGAATGATTGATGTATACAAATGAAATGAAAAGATCAATTAGAACTATAAAAGCACCAAAAGAATTTAAGATAGATATACTTGACTATGATACCTTTCTTACGGTACAATTTTATGAGAGTCAATGGAGACATTATAATGACTCTGAAAGATTTCAGTGCATTCAATACCTATCAAAGGTAAAGGCTATACTGGAAAGTCTAGGAGCAAGGGTTGCTTTAGATCCTATTCTAGATGTTAAATACAAACAATAGAGATAAGAGAGAAGGAAAGATATGCCAGCAATGACAACAATTGTAGGTAATTTAGTTAGAGATCCAGAAGAGAAAGAATTTGGACCAGATAAAAACATCACGAAAATTCGTGTTGCATGCACAGATCGTATGCCAGATGGTAACGGTGGATGGAAAGATGGAGATACAGCATTTTATGATGTATCAGCATGGAGAAGTTTAGGAAAGTATATGGCTTCTTCACTTAAAAAAGGCGATAAAGTTATCGTTCAAGGTAAAATTAGATACCGAGAATTTAAACGCAATGATGGAAGTAATGGTCATGCGTATGAAATTGAAGCAACTGATGTAGGCGTATCTTTATATGCTAAAACAGCAAAGCCATATAGTGGCTCAACTGCTAAAGCAGGAACAGATACAATAAATACATCTACTGAAGAAAATCCTTGGGAATCATAGGATTGTAATTAGATAGTATAATAATTAGAGGGGTTGAGAAATCTTCCCCTCTATTTTATTTTATAAGGAGAATAATAATGGGATTACCAATTAAAGATGGAAAAATTACTACTGCATATAAAAAATTAGGTAAACTTTGGTCAAAAGGTTATCACACTGGGGTCGACTTCGCATGTAAAGAGGGAACACCTATCGTTGCAGTTGCAGATGGAAAAATTGAACCAGCAAACTGGGGTAAATCATACGGAACTCAAGCAGTGCAAAAAGTTGAGGGTGGATGGGTAATTTATGCACATCTTTCTAAACTTGATGTAAAAGCAGGAGATAAAGTAACTAAAGGACAAGCAATTGGACTAAGTGGAAATACAGGAAATTCTTCTGGGCCACACTTACATTTTGAAATGAGAAATAATATTCGTTGGTCTGCTGGCGAAGATATTGACCCAACAACAATCCTTAAATCATAATATATTTTTAAATAATAAAGTATAAT